GCCCCAGACGGTGCCGTCGACGCCGGTCGTGTCGGCCGTCGCGGCCGACGCGGGCCGGTTGACCCAGTTCAGGACCGACCCGAGCGGCGACCCGTTGAACTCGACGGTCGACCCTTGGGCGTATGCTGGCGAGCCGCTTCCTGGCATGGGATCCCCCGCGGGGCTCGGGGATCAGGATCCAGCCGGGACGGAGACAAACGTGGCGGTCCCCTTGACCAGCTCGCCGACCGCGTACTCGACCTCCGCCTCGGTGCAGCGGCACTCGATGCCGTCGATCGTGTAGGCGTCGCCCGCCGTCGGGGCGCTGGCCGTCAGGAAGGAGCAGGTGATCGTGGTCGTGACGCCGTCCACGGCCCCGGCCCCGGAGTCGGGCAGGCCGTCGACGTAGACGCGGTTCGACCCGACCGCCAGGTCGAGGGTCGAGGCGTCGAGTCGGTTGCCGCTGCTCGTGGTGTCGACGCCCGTCTGCTTGACCTTGACGTTCGTCAGGTCGGAGACAGGCATGGCGGGAGCGTTCCCCTGGGCTGGCGTGGGCATAGATTAGGGGGCCTTGTAGGTGTAGGTTGCGGTGCCCTTGATCATGTCGCCGACGGCATACTCGGTCTCGACCTCGGTGCAGATCCAGCCGGTCGCGTCGGGGTCGTCGTTCACCGCCGGGGCTTCGCCGAAGAACGAGCAGGTGACGGTCTGCGTCACGCCGTCGTCGTCAGCCCCGGCCCCAACGTCGACCAGCGGCGCGTCTTCGTAGACGCGGGCGGTGTCTTCAAGCGTCGTTACGTCGACCTTGTTCGAGGTGCTCGACGGGTCGGCGGCCGTCGTCTTCACCTTGACGTTCGTGCATCCCTCGGGGAGGGACAGGCCGGCAATCGTAGGGAGACCAGCGAGGGCGGGCATCGGTTACTCCATCCAGGAGACGGCGACGGTGATCTCGACGACGTACGCGATCGGCTTGTTCTGGCCGTCCTCGAAGACCGGGTCGGAGTCCTTCGAGTCGGTGACCAGTACCCGAATGATTGTCAGGTCGCCCGAGCTACCGGCGAAGTTCCGCAGAGCCCGGCGGATGTCGCGGGCGGTCTCGTGGGTGTCGGCGTAGTTCGCCCCGTAGACCTCGATCGTGAACGTCCCGGTCGTCACGGTCTCGTCGTCGGCCGCGAGCGTGTCCTCGTCGGCCTGGCCGGCCTGGGCGAACATGACGTAGGGCGGGTCCCCGGCGGGCCCGATTAGCGGCCAGGCGTTGCAGCCGGCGGCCTCCTCGAGGGTCGCCCGGAGCCAGGACTGGATCAGGTCTTCGGAGCCGGATGGCATGGCGTTCCCTTTACAGGCCGGCGGCGCGGCCGCGGGCCGACATACCGGGATTCTTGTCAGAGGCGAGCTCTATCGCCGCCCGCTCCAATCCGATGCGCAACTGCTCGGCCAGCTTAGAGGCGACAACTCCCCTGATCGACTCAAAAGTGCGCTGCATCATGGCGATCCCTTTCATCCGGGTTGTCCCGAACTCGTGCCAGATCGCCTTCCGGCTTTCCCATCCGTACTTGTAGCCAATGCCGGCCACGGCGACGCCTCCGCGGTTATTGCCGATGTAGCGGGCCTTCGTGGTGGCGGCCCGCCGCATCGCGCCGGTAGACCGGGCCTTCTCGCCCTTCTTCCGGCGGCCGCGGCGCGTGTTCACCGGCGGCGTATTCGCCCGCAGCCGCTGAACGCCCTTCGATTCTTTGACGGCCCGGCGCATGGATGCGACGAGGTGCTTCTTTCCGATGTGCCGCGGCAGCTTGTCGAATCGTCCGACGAGCGCGCCGATCTCTTGGTCGAGTGTGTTCCAGTTCAGCGAGATCATGCCGCGACCTCCTCGACCGAGAGTTCCATCGCCTCGCGGTGGCCCTGCTCGACGACGCCCGAGATGTAGAGCAGGCGGTCCCCGCGCGAGATCCACCGGAGCCGCCAGTTCGCCTGGAGGCCCTCGTAGTAGCGGATCCGGACCGTGGCCGAGGTGCTCCCGCCGACCTGGCCGCGGCGGGCCTGCTCGACGTACGACAGGGCCTCGTAGGATCCGAAGACCCGCGCGACCTCGTCCCACTCCTGGACCATCTCGCCGACGGCGTTCCGTGTCTCGGTCGGAGACTCGATCGCGAAATACTCCCGGAGGATCCCGGACGGGAGGACGCCCATTACCAGGCCCCCGAATGACTGGCGGACGCGAGCAAGGCCTCGAAGGCCTGGGGCAGCTCGGCCGCCCCGTCCTCGGCGAGGATCCCCCGGTTCTTGAACGTGTGCTCGACGAACATGAGGAGCGCGGCCTTCAGGCCCGGCTCGATCGGATCGCCCGGCTCGACGCCCGCCCAGTAGGTCACGACGACCTTCCCCGAATGACCGACCCCGAGCTTGACGGTCGCCGGCATCGCGTCGGCGTCGACCTCGAGGTCCTCTTCGTCGACCTCCTCGCCGTCGACGGTCACCGTGAGGGCGTACGTCGAGCCCGTCAGGAGCGGCGGGTTCGGGATCGTGAGGATCCCGGTCACCGGCACCGCGGCCCAGGTCGCCCGGTACTCGGTGGCGACGAGCGTCTGGCCGAGCCGCCGCTCGATGTAGCGGCGGCCGGCCGCGATCTTGTCGGAGATCAGGGAGTCGAACTCGTCGAACGACTCGGTCATGCCGAGCTGTAGCTTCGCCTCGGCGAGCGTCACGGGCTCGGTCTCGGGCCAGGTCGCGACGCGAACGGTGTCGGGCTTCGTCACGGCGTGACCTCTTCAATTACGGTAGAAACGACTTGTGGCTGTTCGATTTTTTTCCAGACCAAACTGCCTTGGAAAAGAACGTAGGTAACATCTTCGCTTTGAAATAAAAAAGAGATTACCCACTGTCGACCATAAAACGCGGAAAAGTCTGCGGGGTCGACCGTGAACTGAAAAATTCTTGGGCCTCCTTGCTGGGTAACATCCACTGGATCGAGCGTTACCGTCGCCCCGCCTTGGCCGTTGCTTGCAAGCGCAATAAGGTTGCCTTCTGGCAGTAACACAGCAGGCGCAAGTGTGATGACAAAAACCAGCGGCGGGTCGCCTGTCTGCCTGAAAACGCTACGCCGAGCGGCACCGCGCAGGCGAACGATCTCACTCATGGAACCCTCGCTTCAACGGTGGGCTGGGCCACGGCTCGCTCGGCCTGCCGGACGGAGGCCGCCTCGAGGAGCGTCCCCTGGGCCTCGCGGACGCCGGCCCCAGTCTCGACCAGGTGTTCCGCGAGTCCAGCGGTCGCCTGGATCACGGTGCCGGCCCGGTACCCGCGGTACGACTTCAGCAGGCGGATCGGGTTCAGGGCGGCCACGGTGGTCCTCCTAAAAACGCAACGGCCCGGCGGAGGCATCCATGCCCCCGCCGGGCGTTCTGCGTGGGGGCGAGATCAGGTTCAGCTACCAGCCTCGACCAGCTTCGCGACGAAGGTCGCGTCGTGGTTCGAGATGCCGACCCGCTGGAGGCCCCGGAACTTCACGGCGTCCGACTCGAAGCCGGCGTGCTCGGAAGCCGAGATCACCAGCCCGTTCGACTTCACCGCGACGGCGGTCGCCATCGAGAAGTCGCCGTACAGGGCCAGCGTCCCGGCCGGCAGGCCGAGGCACTTGTAGACCGGAGCGCCCATGACGGTCGGGAGAACCCGATCGCCGACGGTCGTCGACTGCGAGACGACCGAGGACTTCATGACGTGCTCCCAGCCGGCCGAGCTCACGACCCAGGCCGTGTTCATGGCCCGGCTGTCGATCTTGCCCACGAGCGAGGCGAGGTCCGCCCCGTCGTAGTCGGTGCCCGCCTCGACCTCGTTCCCGACCGGGATCTCGTCGACGAGGCCGTCGATCGACTTTCCGGCGTCGCCCTGGAGCCAGACGGTGTCGATCTTCTTCGCGATCGCGAGGCCGAACCGGTTCGCGGCGAGCTGGGCCAGGTTCACGACCGCGGCCGCGTCCTGGATCAGCTCGTTCGAGAACGAGAGGATCCGGCCCATCTTGTGAAGGGCGATCGTGACCTTCGAGGTCGTGGCCTCGTCCTCGGTCACGGTCTCGTGCTCGTCGAACCACTCGGCGTCGATCTCGCCGATCTTGGGGATCTCGAGCGTGTGGCTCGAGGTCGTGTAGACCTGGGCGAGCTGCACGCCGACGGACTGGTAGCCGAGGACGTCGATGTAGCCGCGGAAGAGCTCGGGGGAGACGAGCTCGGCACCTTCGCCGTCGTACGTCGGCGAGGTCTCGCCCATCGCCCGGGCCTCGGCGAAGTCACCGCGGGCGATCGCCCGCAGGAACCGGCCGGCCCGGACCGCGTCCTCGGTCGTGCCGAAGCCGCGGAGCGACTTGCCCGGCATGACGTGGATCGCGGGACCCTTCCGCTTCTCGGCCTTCTCGACCGTGGCGCGGCTGTCGGACTCGCTCGAGGTGACGGCCTTCATGGCCTCGACCTTCGCGTCGAGCAGACGCTCGGCGATCGCCAGCTTCTCCACCTCGTCGCACCGCGCGGACCGCTCGGCGAGCCGCTCCTCGATCTGCTTCGCCTCGGCCTCGTCGGCGGGCGTCAGGGCGCGGAGGTTCGTGATCTCGGTCGTGAGCGTGGCGGCCTCGTCCTGGAGGCGCTGGAGCTTGGCGCTGGGCATTGGTTCGCTTCCTTGCGTTCGGGTGGTGGTTCAAAACCTCCCGCACGATATGAGCGACCCACCGACCGGCGAAGTTCGCCGCGTCCTACCGTAGGACTTTTCCAGACGGTGCCGGGCACTTGCCGTCGGGGCAGGCACCAGTCGCGCCGCACGGGCACCGCGTCTTGTGTCCGTCGCCGTGAGTGATCCAGCCGGTGCCGCCGCAGTCCTGGCACTTGCCGGGTGCCGGCGGCTTCGGGCCAGGGGCCGGCGGGGCCGGGGTCTTGTCGTGGGCCATGCTCGCCCGGGCGGCCGCCACGGCCGCGGCCGCGCGGGGATGCTCGAGGTCAATCTCCGCCGGGTCGGCCGAGAGCCAGACGAGGAACGCGACGATCCACCGCCAGAGCGTGATCACCAGCCCCTCCCGTGGTCGAGGGTTTGATAGCCGTCCTCGCCGACGTGGGCCCGGACGTACTGGGCCGCCTCGGGCTCGGCCGGCGGGCCTTCGGCGAGCAGGGCGATCCAGAGGAAGTTCTTCGCCAGGCGGGCGATCGTCCGCAGGACGGGCCGGTCGTTCGCCGGCGGACCGAACGGCGACGGCGTCGAGCCGGCCGGCAGCGACAGCCACCAGCCGCCGACGATGGCGACGAGGACCAGGGCGGCGAGCTGCCGCTTCGTGAGCGTGATCATGGGGCCGTCCGTTGGGTCAGCGTGTCGGCTGGAGGAGGGGCCAGCCATTCCCCGTGATTGAGTTCGCGGTACTTAAACTCGACGGCCCCGATGGCGTATGAGTCGCCCTGGGCGAGGATCCGCTCGACGACCGGCCGCTCGGCCCAGAAGACGCCGTCCGGCAGGTCGGCCGGATACTTGCCGCCGTACGAGATCCACTTCGTGCCCCAGGAGTTGATCACCGCCGCGGCGTCGACGGCGCGGACGCCGGCGGGGGCCGTCGCCTTGAACCGGACGCCGATCACCGCCATCTGGTGCATCCACGTCCCGCTCGCCGGCAGGACGCCCGAGGCGTCGGTTCGCGAGGCGAAGCCCTGACTCGACGCGATCGTGACCGGGAAGCCCGAGGTCACCGCGGCCACGAGCTCGGCCCAGGTCTTCACGGCGACGACGTGCCGGCATGGGTGCCGCTTCGCCACCGCGTCGAGGCGGCCGCGGTCGCCCTGGCCGCCGCAGCCATAGGCCCCCCAGTTCTTCGCCCTGTCGGCCGAGTAGGTCGTGAGGTCGTATCCGAGATCAGGGAACGGCTCGCGGTAGACGACGCCCCAGTCGCGGAGGAACTTCGCGGCCCCCCAGCCAGTCGCCCCGTCGCTCCAGCCGCCGACCGGGCTGGATCCGTCGCCGCTCTTGCCGCGACTCTCGACGCGGGCACCGCCGTATAGCGCCTCACTCGACGGCATGAGCGGCGCGTCGGCCAGTTCGCCCAGGTCCCACGACACGGCCTCGGCACAGTAGACCGCGTGCATCGCCCCCCACGAGACGCAGTCCCCGATCCCCTGCCGGCCGACGACGAACGGCGAGCCGTATCGCTCGCGGTGGGCCCGGTCCATCTGCCGCCAGAGAAACGTATCGACTTCCTTCGCCTGGGCCATCGCGTCGGGGGCGGCCTTCGCGAAGACGCCCCGCGGCCCGAGCTCGGCCAGGAAGGCCCGCGTCCCCTCGGGGTCGGGCCGGTAGCCGGTCAGATGGTCCTCGAGGTCGAAGCCTGCCGGGCCCGGGGCGCGGGCGTTCAGCCAGGCGGCCACGGCCAGCCCGAGGAGCAAGGCGACGGCGAGCAGCCGGATTTTAGCGGGAGGCATCGGTCGCCGCCCTCCCCACGTCGCGGAAGGCGGCCACCCAGGCCGACCGCTGCTCGGGCGTCACGGGCCCGCCGGCGGTGCCGACGGCCGCGTCCAGGTAGCCCTTGATCGCGTCGCGGGCCGCGGGCTGGCGCTGGCCCAGCGAGACGCCCCGGCAGCGGAGCTCCCGGGCCCGGTGCCGCAGCTCGTCGAACGCGACGCCCGTCCGCAGGAACGGCCCGTCGGCGTCCATGCCGTCGGCCTCGATCTCGTCGGCCAGCTCGGAGCACAGGGCCCCGATCGTCGCCGCGTCGGCCGAGGCCGTCGGTCCCTTGAACAGTCCCCGCAGGTCGAGCGGGACGCCGGGGGCCGGCGTCGGCGACGGGGCCGCGGGCCCGGTCGACATATGGGCGGCGAGCGCCGCCGCGAGCAGGACGACGGCGGCGGCCTGGCGGGCGGTCACCCGCTCGCGGACCCACGCCACGGCCTCCGAGGCCTTCGCCGGGAGATCGCCGCCACCGAAGACCAGGGCCGCCGCAGCGACGAGGAGGATCGCGGTCAACATCTCAGCCGTACCTCACGAGTCGTAGGACTTGCTCCATCGCCCCGGCGGCGATCGCCAGGACCAGCGAGCGGATCGCCGGGCGGACCAGGATCCAGACCGGCCAGGCCGCAAGCGGGACGGCCTTGTCGGCCAGGGCGTCGAAGAGGGCGGCTACGGCCTCCAGGACGAGGGCCTTCTTCTCGGCCCCGGTCATGCCGTCCAGGCCGTCGAGCGTGGTCACGGTCAACCGCAGGAGGCCGACGAGCAGCTCGCCGAACTCGGCCCACGTCAGGCCGCCGGCGGCCGCGGCCTTGGCGGTGGCGATGTAGGCGGAGACTTTGTCCTGGATCGACAGGAACGCGACCGAGGCGGCGAGCGGGGCGGCGGTGATCGGCGTGGTCATTTGCGTCTCCAGACGGCCTCGGCGGGGACGACCTGGCGGCGGCGTTGCCGGCAGGACTGGCACTCGACGTACTGGACCTGGGCGGGGCCGGCCCGCTTGCTCGACTCGACGCGGCAGCGGCCGCCGCAGCGTGGGCACTTGCTAACCGGCATGGATCCGCATCCTCGCGACGGCGGCCGCGGCGGCGGCCTTGGCACCGGCCAGGGACGAGACCCGGACCGAGCGCGGCTCCGCGGTGGCGGCGGCCGGGATCTTCTCGGGGCTGTCGTCGATCCAGATGTCGACGGAGAGGCCGGCGGCCTCGGCGGCCGACCGCTTCTGCGTGTCCGGCCCGCACAGGAGGACGCCGGCGAGCTCCTCGTAGAGATCACCGAACGCGAGCCGCAGCTCGTGCCGGTTCTCTTCGCTGTCTTGCCGCCGCGTGATGCAGACGACCCGGTTCCCGCGGGCGGTCGCGTCGGTGACGAACGACCGCCACAGGCCCGGGGCCGCGGTGAACGTGCCGTCGAAGTCGAGCGAGATCGTCAGGCCGCGGGGCTCGGCCCGGTGGGCCACCATGCCGCGGGCTTGCCGCCAGGCGTCGAGGGACCGCGGGGCGATCGAGCTCGACGGGTAGGCCGGGCTCGTCACCGCGGAGATGTCGTAGAGGCCGCTGGCCTTGTGGACCGTACGGATCACGTTCCCGCGCTCGTCCTCGGTCCAGTTCTCGCCGCCGTCGGCGACCGTGAACGCGAACGACGAGCCGGTGATCGTGCGGTCCTCGACCATCATCACCAGGTCGCGGCCCATGCTGGTCTGTAGCGGCTTGTGCCGGTAGGCGAGGCCGCGGGCGTCCTTCGCGAGCTCGAGGCGGCCGTTCGAGGTCCGGCCCGTGACGTGGTTCGGGTCGTGATTGAACAGGAACGGCACGTCGATCTTCCCGCGCGGGTCGGTCGGCTTGCGGTCGACCAGGCCGTCGAAGGCGGTCGGGGCAAACTTCTCCCGAAAGCCTCCGAGGTCGACCGAGAGCGAGTCCCACGGGGGCGAGATCCCGACGAGCACGGCCTCGGCCTCGCCGTCGCGGCGCTCGACCGTGATCGCGTCGGGCGTGTCGGTCGTCAGGAGGTAGCGGCGTTCGATCTGCGTCATGCTTCGGGCTCCTCGTCGAGCGGCTCCGCGGAGAGATCCGCGACTCGTTTTCCGACGGTGAACTCCGTCGGCTCCCCGTCCTGGTAGACGCGGAGGCTGGCGGCTGGATCCGCCTCGGTGGCGGTGATCGCGAACGGCGATCCCTCGACGCCGAGGACGCCGTCCACCATCAGGTGCTCGATCGTCCCCTCGCCGCCGTCCCAGTAGACGTACTGACCCTCGCGGAAGCCGCCGGCCTCGGGGACGCCCGCACCTGGGGCCCGCTCGTCGCCGGCCGGCTCGTCCGCCGGCGGCTCGCCATCGGCGACGACGGCCCCGCCTTCCGGAGCGGCCGCGTTGCCCAGCGTCGAGAATCCGAGCTGCATATACGTCTCGTCCGCCGCCGGGTCCTCGAGGAGCGGGAGGTCTTCCATCTCCCGCAGCTCCTGCGGCTTCAGAGCGCCCATATTGAAAAGGGCCTGATAGAGCTGGACGCGGCTCGCGGTGTCGGCCCGGAGGATCCCGCGGTTGTCGAGGCGGGCGTAAACGTCCTCGCCGTAGACCGGCTGGAGCATCATGTCGAGCGGGCCTTCCATCCTGCGGGCCCACGGCAGGAGGCACCAGACCTGTGCCGAGAGATGCTCCTGCTCGACGTTCGACCAGCGGGCCATCTTGTGATCGCCGACCAGCGTCGACGGGACGCCCCAGGCCCGGGCGATGTCGGGGAGGATCGAGTCGCGGAGCTCTTGGTACTGGTTGGCCTCCATCGAGTTCGACTCGATCGGCTTGAGCTGCGTCTTCTTCGGGAGGACGGCGATCGACCCGCGGTTCCGGGCCCCGCCGTAGATCTCCCGCAGTTGCGCCCGCAGGGCGGTCATGGCCTCGTCGGGGATCTTCTCCTGGAGCTCCATCACCATGTCAGGCCGCGCCGAGTTCGCCCAGAACGCGGTCGCCGCGATGTCGAGCTGGCGGGCGAGGGCGATCGAGGTCCCGCACAGCTCGGAGGGAGCCATGCCGACCAGGCCGTTGTCCGAGAGCCACCGCCAATGAATCACGGGCTCGCGGATGGTCTCCCACGAGCCGGCGTCGTTCCAGAACTGGTACGAGACCGAGTAGTCGCGGTTCCGGACGACGTTCACCCGCGAGGGGTGCATGGGCCGCAGCTCGGAGCAGAAGCCGCGCGGGCCGGGCATGACCCGGGCGAAGGCGTTCCCGTGGAGGGCAGTCCAGTACGCGACGAGCTGGTAGAAGTCGTAGGCCGACTGCCAGCCGTTCGGCCGCTTCCGCAGCGTGTACGAGCAGGGGAGGTCGGCGTCTTCCTTGCGGCCGCCGGGGAGCGTCCGCATCACCTGAACCGGCATCACGGCGACGGCCTGGGCGATCCACCGCACGACGGCCAAGATCGACGAGACGCGGATCGCCTCGGTCGTCCCGATGTCGGCGGGCGAGATCGTGCCGAACCCGAACGACGCGACGGGGCTCCAGACGGAGCCGACGGCCCGCTTCTCGGGCGTGGCGCGGCGCGGGGCCCGCCGGCGGGTCGTGGGCTGGGCGGGCTTCTTGCGGGCCATCTGGGGCGTCCTGCGGGCCCGGGGCGCGGAATCCCCTGGGCTCCACAAGTGTCAGACCGCGGCCGGGTTCGGCGAAGTTCGCGGGCCCGTCAGATCAGCGTGATCCGGTAGTCGTCGAGACTCCCGGCCACGTCGTCCTCGTCGGTGCTCGCGAGGGCCAGGGCGTTCACGAGCGCGGCGACGCCGTCGATCTTCTCGTTCGACTTTGCCTTATCGGGTTTGATCATGCCGGTCGGGTCCGTGTAGACGCAGACGTTATTCGCGTTCCAGGTCGCCACCGGGTTCCCGCCGGTCCGCAGCCGCTTCTCGACGACCAGGGCCTCGAGGAGCTTACAGGACGAGTTGAGGTAGGCCGTCCGCTGCGGGATGTCCCTGACCGTGATCCCCTCGCGCTGGAGCAGCGTCTCCAGGGCCCCGGCCTGCCACGGGTCGACGCCGACCGCCTTGATCTCGTGAGCCTCACCGTACGCGATGATGTCCCGGGCGACGCTCTCATGGTCGAGCCGGTGGCCGTCGGTCACGGTCACCCAGCCCTCGCGGATCCAGGTGTCGTATGGGATCCCATCGCGGACGCGGTCGGCCACGGTCTCGCGCGGGACCCAGTAGCGCCACTCGACCGCGTAGGAGCCGTCCCGCTCTTTGAACACGAAGGCGGCCGCGGTCATGTCGAGGTTCGAGGCCAGGTCGACGCCGACCCAGCACGGCCGGCCGGCGAGCGGCTCGGCGGGGCCGGCGTGGCATTGGGCCCAGGCGTCGCCCTGGAACCAGCGAGCGTCGGCCTGGGCCCAGATCCCGAGCCGGTAACGGAGGAACGACGTTCTCTTCGTCCCGCTCGTCAGGCTATCGGCGTAGTCGTTCGCAAAGTCCTTCTCCGAGATCGTCACGCCGAGGGACGGGTTCGCGTCGCGCCAGACCTCGGGCGAGTCGACGCCCCGGGCGTCGTCCTCCTTCGCCTCGTAGATCTTCCCGAAGAATGTCGGGTTCGCCTCGGGGCTCGCCTGGACGAGCCTGGCGTCCTGATACCACTGGTAGCCGATTCCGTTCCGCGACTCCCCGGCCGTCGAGATCGCCACGACGAGCGGTTGGGCCCGCGCGGCCCCCGCGTAGGTCAAGGCCTGGACGAGGTCCGGCTTCCGGTGGGCGTGCAGCTCGTCGATCACGACGGCCGAGGCGTCGAT